TATACAATGTGGGCGACTATTCAGCTAATTGGAGGTGAAATGGATAACGAAAACATAGAGCAACAACTAAAAGAGCTTTATAAGCAAGAGCAAGCTCTCTACTTAGAGATTGAGCGTGTTCGTGAACAAATTAGAGAAATAATCAACTACACTAACAAAAATAAGGCCGCTAAATAGTGGCCTTTAAATTTATAAGGATGAGTAAAAATGTGGTTTAAAAATGCGATCATTTATCAACTAACAAAGAACATTGACTTCGGTGAAATCGAATCAAAACTAAAAGAATGCCAATTTACGCCGTGCGAACCGTCTGAGATTAGCCGATTCGGTTGGACTGCACCGTTAGAAACAGATGGCAATTTAGCCTATTTTGCAGATAACAAAGTTTTGCTTATGGCTAAACGTGAAGAAAAGATTTTGCCGGTAGATGTAATCAACCGTGAACTAAATATCCGAATTGCGGCACTTGAAGAAAAAGAACAGCGAAAATTAAAGAAAACTGAGCGCCTATCATTAAGAGATGATGTTGTTGCATCACTAACCTCTCAAGCATTTTCCAAGTTTAAATTTACCGCACTTTTCATCGATTTAAAAACAAAACTGATTTACGTTGATGCAGCATCACCAAAAATCGCTGAAGATGCCCTAGCGCTATTGCGTAAATCATTAGGATCACTTCCAGTTATTCCACTCAACTTTAATACAGCACCTTGCGAGGTGATGACTGAGTGGATTGCAGATAAAGAGCCTAATTGGCTAATCTTGTTAGAAGAGGCTGAGATTCGTGAGAAAAACGATCTTGGCGTAATCAGTTGCAAAAATAAATCATTGCTCGATGAAGATATTGTGGAGCTTGCACAATCAGGGCTTGTATCAAAACTCGCACTTGAATGGGAAAACAATCTCAAATTTGTTTTGCGTGATGATGGAACATTAAAACGATTGAAATTCGATGACCGTATCACAGAGCAAAATAATGATATTTCCAAAGAAGAAATTGGCAAACGCTTTTACGCTGATTTTATTTTAATGGCCAACGTGCTTTCAGGCTTATTGAATGAGCTATCAGTTGAATTTAATGGATTAAAGGTTGCACTATGAAAACAGCAGAAGAAATTTTAGAAGAACGAAAAAATACGCATGGCGATTTTGAAAAAGGTGCGCAAGATTTTGCACAGCTAATGCGCCCTGTTGTCGAAAAATGGTTAGCTGGCACAATTAGCAATGTTAAATTTTATGGTTTAACAATGGCAAATGCAAAACAAGTGAGAATCTTGAATGGAGATTCAAGCCATGCCGATCATTATATTGATGCCGCAAATTATTTCACCCTTGCCGGTGGGCTTTATAAGGCAAGAAATAATGAAACAAAATACACTATGAAAGGCGGCATTTCATTGTGCGGAGGGCGTGAGAATGAATGATATTAAAGTCGGCATTCGCTATTCTCGATTGGCAGATATTTTAGTTTGCTATTTCTATGTAAGAATGAATAGCGACAATGAATCTGCAATAGAACTAGCAATCAATGATGTTAAAGAAAATTGGATATTATTTGGCGCTGAAATGAGAAATGACATTATCAATATCTCAGAATTAGCATTGCTAGATGTACCGAATACCAATTTTGTTGCGGAGTTTATTGAGTGGGCTAAACACTATTTTGATGCGCCGCAAGAAACAAGCACGCAAAGACCTTTAGTTGATATTTTGCCAGTGGTAAATCTTGGCAACACAAAGCAGTAAATCAATATTTAACAAATCCAATAGGCGTTCCAAGTGAGCGCTTTTTGTTTTAGGAGGAAGAAAATGAAAGAGTTTGACTTAAAAGCAGCCTTGAATGGCAAGCCTGTAAAATTACGTGGCGGATTTAAAGCCATCGTTTATTACCGTGTTCCCGATGAGTTTTCATATACGGGTGGCTCAACTGAACCTTATCCATTGATAGGTATTATTTTTAATAAAGATGGCACCATCAAGAGTGCTAAAGAGTCTTGGAAAGATTGCGGCGCCTACACAGTAAACCAAGGCGGTCTTGATATTATCGGAATGTGGGAAGAGCCAAAGATTAGCATTGAAGATTTACCTAAGCCGTTTAAGCCAAAACTTGGGGAATATTATTATCGTATTACATCAAGATCTTTCTACGACATCCTTGATATCAGAGAAAAAGAATATACTGACCCAGAGTATGATGATAAAACTGTTAATCAAGGCAATGCATTCCGCACAAGAGAAGATGCTCAAAAATGGCTTGATTTTATGGAAAGTATGATGGAGTAAGTGATGGATATTATTAATTTAATCAAACAGCAAACACCTGAAGAAAGACAGGCATTATTCAATGAGTTTATTAAACTCTTAAACCAGAAAAGAGAATATATTGATATTCCTGAAAGAATTGTGTGTTCCGCTTGTCAAGTGTTTGTAGATGAACGAGATGGTACTTCAGAAAACGGTGATTATATTATTCATGAAGTATATGGTTTAAGACACTATGACCCATTCATGCGTAAACAAATTGCAGAACTCGAAAAGAACTACAAATACCCTTTATTAGATTTTGAGCAAGGTTTTTTAACGAATAAAGGTCGTTTTGTTGGGCGTGAAGATGCGATGAAAATTGCCCAAGAGCAAGGGCAAATTATACGGTTATCAGGCTCGCCTAACGCTGATATTTTATTTTCAGAAGATTTGTATTAGGAGTAAACATGACTGCACCATCTTTAGCTTATCAAGACGCAATGAATGGCATTGCTATTTTATATGACGCATTATCCAATGCGGAAAATGAGTTAGATAAATTAAAAAATGCTTGGATTAAATGTAGCGAGCGAATGCCTGAGTTAGACGATGATGGTTATAGCGAACCAGTATTAGCCATTAATGAAATTGGAAATATTCAAGTGGTGAGTTTTTACAGTGGCGAGGGATGTGATTCTTGTAATGAAATTACGCACTGGATGCCTCTTCCGCAACCGCCAAAGGAGTAAAGTATGAGTGGATGGATTAAGTGTAGTGATAGATTGCCTAATGTAATGCCGAATATAGAAGTTGAGGATAGCAATCCTAATTTATTGTTGTGTTGCAAGCATGATTTCGGCGTTCTTACTATTGAACAAGGCTGGTATTCTGATTTAGCGGAAGAGGAACATCCTAAATTTTTCACGATGTGGATAAATAATGAATGGACTTCTCATGATTTCAGAACAGATAGCCCTGAAGTTACTCATTGGATGCCTTTGCCTAAACTGCCAAACGATGAAACATCGATATGTATAGCCGAGCAATTAAAGGCATTGCAATCAAATTCTGATATAGAGGCGGCTCATAGCCAAGCGGATAAAATCCTATGCGATCTATTGAATTCGCTAGGTTATGATGATGTAGTTAAGGAATTTGAAAACTTAGAAAAATGGTATGCGTAAAGCATAGAAAATTTATAACCGCTCTTATGGGCGGTTTTTTTATTGGAGATAAATTATGAACTACACAAAAAGACCGGTCACAATCCAAGCGTGGCAATTCACAAAAGAGAATTACACTAAAGGGGTTCCGCATATTTTTAGAAGTAAAAATGTTTCGTATTGGTCGCAATATGGCGGAGAGGTTATCGGAGGGGAAATTAAAACATTAGAGGGTGTAATGGAAATTTCCGAAAACGATTGGGTTATCTGTGGGGTAAATGGCGAATTTTATCCGTGTAAGCCTGATATTTTCGAGAAAACGTATATGCCGGAAATTAATGTAAAAGAATACATTGAGCGACTTCGGAAGTTAGCAACTAGTGGTCATAACAAAGAAGAAGTGTATAAGATAGCTGGCGAGATTTTATGCGATGGGTTAAAACTCTTCGGGCAAGAAAAACTGATCAAAGAGTTTAAAAGCATAGAAGATTGGTACAAATAGAAAATGGTGATAGGCCGCACAAGAAAGTGCGGCTTTTATTTTACATGGAGGCTTTATGGATCAAATCGCTCTATCAAAAAAAGCAGAAGAAGAAATTGTTAAGGCCGCAAAAATGGCGGCGTTCGCTGCTTTTACTGAAAATAGCAAAAATCTAATGACCATTGGAGATGTTGCGATCTATATCAATAAATCCTATAATTTTACAGCGAACAACATTATCACAAGATCTGATTTTCCATCAGCAAGATACTTAGGCTCGGAAACAGAGCAAAAAAGATACGTTGCTGGAGAGATTGTGAAATGGGGAATTCGTTACATGAAACGCTTATAAACAATTTATACACTGCACCAAAACTGCACCAAAATGAATATAAATAATTGATTTTATACCCATTAAAGGTGCTGACCCTAGGCACCACAGAATTTATAAGCTCTGAAGTTATTCAGGG